ACCAGATTACATTAGGTTTGTAACTTGAACTCTTCTGTAGTATACGTTGTCGTTTGCAGTGATAACACCACCACGAGCAGTCGCACCACCAGCAAATGGATTTGCAGTCATGCCGTAGCGTGTCTTGAATCCAATTTTTGGTTGGAAAGTATTTTCACCAACCGCACGAACCATCTGTAGTGGAACGTATGGGCAGTAGAAAAGACCTGCGTCATAAGGAGATGTTCCCTTATAACCTACTACGAAGAACTGTTTGTCAGCGGCATTCGCAGAATATGGGTCGATGTATACTTTGTATCTACCGTTAAGAACACCAGCAAATGTGTTACCAGCGTCATCAACTGTTAGGTTGTTGTTAAGAGCAGGTGAAGTATCAAGAACACCAGCCATTTGAAGTGCAGATGCAACATCAGATGAACAGATGATTACGTTACCTTTTCCTCTACGAGTCTGTTGAGCAATTACGTTTGCTTCTCTCTCAACTTGGAACATAAGTCCTTTGAACTTCTCAACACTCCAACGTCCGTTTGAGTCAACGTCCATGTCGAAGATACCAGTAGAAGCAGTATCGTTCTGAGCACCGACTTTAGCGGATGTGTAGATTGTTCTGATAACTTCACGGTTAATTTCGTTAAGAATTTCAGAAGAAAGGATGTTTGCAAGTTCTGTCTCAGCGTCCAAACCATGAATCGCCTTGAGGTCTTGTGCAAGTTCCATTGTGTATTCTGCCTTTAGGGCACGAGATTTCGCCTCAACTGACTGCTTCTCGATTGAGAACGCCATTTCAGCAAAACTGTTACCAGCAGAATCACCAAGTGCTTCAGCAGCACCTGTAGTCATACCAGCACCGTTAGTGTAAGTGCCAGGTGTGCCATCGTTAAGAACAGCAGGGTTAGTTCCTACTTGAGCGCCAGTTCCAGAGAAATCTGTATCAGCCTCGTTGTAGAATGTTTCAGTGCCATTCTGAGCACTGTAACGTGAACGCATTGCGAAAATCAAACCTGTTGGGCCAGTCATTGGTTGAACACCAGCGACATCATACGCAATTAGGTTTGGCATTGCTCTACGGACTAGTGAAATTAGGATCGGATCCCAATTCTGGACACTAGAACCAGTAGCGTTAGTTGGTGCAGCTTCGCCGAGGAATCCTCTGTCTTCACGAAGTGCTTTTTCTTGGTTTTCTAGGATAACAGTGGTTACAGCCTTGCGATAAGAATCTTTGATCGGATTAAGATCATTGTGTTCTAGGACTGGCTGCCACTTTTCCTGTAGATGTTCTGTTTGGAACATTGTAGTTTCTCCTTATTGAGTTTTTCTAATAATATTTATAAAAAGTTCAGTTTTCACTTTACTTCTCATTAGCTCGCTTTACATTTTTACTGATTGCAGCCATGTAAGCGGACATTGCACCAGTTGTATCGAAGGCATCTGAACCATCTGATTCAGAGTCTACAGATTCAGCGATAGTGGTTGCCTTTGGAAAATAACTTTCCTTAAGCGTGTCGAGTTTACTTCTGAAAGAATCTTCATCTGTAAAATCTACGTCTTCTGCAAGAGACTTAAACTTCTCTACCTCTGTATCAGCGAGGTCAGAAGCAACTTCTGCAAAAACACTCTCACGAACCAATTGGTCATTCTGCTTCTTAATCGCAGCAGTCTTTTCAATCTGTTCATTGAGTTTAGACTCTAGTTCGTCAATCTTTTCAGACTGAGTTCCTAGAATATCATACTTCTCATCTGGAACATCAATATAATGTTCTTCAAAAAGTGATTTAAGACCTGAAATGAAATCTTCAGCAATCTCGCCTTTGAGACCTCTTTCGATTGCAATTTCGTTCTCTTTCATCCACTCTTCTACGACATAGTTCATGTAAGAATCAACTTTTTCAGTGATTTCAGCACGAACAGTTTCGATTTGTTCTGCAACTTCTTCTTTCTTTGCAGTTTCAATTCTCTTAACTTCTGAACGAAGTTTAGACTTAACTGCGGCTTCAAAAATTGTAGCAGCCTTAGTTTTGAACTCTTCAGATAGTTCTTCACCTTCTGTAAGTGCAGAAACATCTTCAGAAACATCTACAGATGCAAGACGATCTTCCAAAGTAGATTCGTCAACTGACTCCTCTTCTTCTTCTTTGTCTGACATCATAGCATCGTATGCAGCTTTAAGGTCAACTGACTTCATACCAGATAATTTTTCAATCATAGCATCTTTCATTGCCTCTTTAGTCATACGAGCTTCTTCTAGTTCCTCACCGTCATGGTCGATTTCGACCCCAGCGGCTAGAGGTTCTTGGATTTTAGTTGCAGAAGGTTCTCCGCCCTGTTCTCCAGCAGCACCTTTTTGCTGTGCATCACCAGAAACCTTTTTTGCTTTTGCCGCATTGTTATGCGAAGCAGATTTCTCTTCTGGTGTATCAGCACCGGCACCACCCAAGTCTTGACGCTCACCCTCTACTGAATCCATTGAGTCGCCTTTAGCAGCACCCTTTTTGGGGGCGTCCTGTGCAGCTTCTTCAAGCTCCGCAGCAACTTCTGCTTCTAGTTCCTCAATAGTCTTGTCTAGTTCTGACATTGGGATTTCTCCTTGAGTTGTTGTATTAACATATTTATAATGATTAAAGTTTTGACAAGAATTTCGCAAATGCAAGTGCGGAAACATTTGA